TGGTAAACTAATTAATGAATGGCATCTTTAAAAGATATAATAAAATTAGAATATCAAAAGTGTGCATCGGATCCGATACATTTTATGAAAAAGTATTGTATGATCCAACATCCAGTAAGAGGAAAGATTCCATTTCACTTATTTCCATTTCAGGAAAAAACACTTACTGAATTTAAAAACAATAGATATAATATTGTTTTAAAATCACGTCAAACAGGTATTTCAACATTAGTAGCTGGGTTTTCTCTTTGGAAAATGTTGTTTAACCAGGACTTTAACGTATTAGTAATTGCAACCAAACAAGAGGTTGCGAAAAATCTTGTTACTAAAGTTAGGGTAATGAATCAGTATCTTCCTTCTTGGTTAAAACAAACAACCGTAGAAGATAATAAACTATCACTTCGATATTCAAATGGTTCACAAATCAAAGCCACTTCATCATCTGGAGATGCGGGTCGTTCTGAAGCTCTATCACTTTTAGTATTTGATGAGGCTGCTTTTATTGATAACATTGAAGAAATTTGGCTATCAGCACAATCTACACTTTCAACGGGTGGTAATTCAATTATACTTTCAACTCCAAATGGTGTAGGTAACTTCTTTCATAGAACATGGGTAGGTGCTGAAGAAGGTACAAATGATTTTAATACTATTCGTTTACATTGGACTGTTCACCCTGAAAGAGACCAAACTTGGAGAGATGAACAGGAAAGATTATTAGGACCAAAGGGTGCAGCTCAAGAATGTGATTGTGATTTCGTATCATCGGGTGATACTGTTATAGATCCACAACTTTTAATGTTTTATAAAGACACTTATTGTCAAGAACCAGCTGAAAAAATTGGAATTGACCATAATCTTTGGAGATGGGAATACCCAAATTACAATAAAGGATATATGGTTGTAGCGGACGTTGCTAGAGGAGATGGAGGTGATTATTCTGCCTGTCATGTCTTTGATGTTGAGACTGCAACTCAAGTTGCTGAATATAAAGGAAAGATGGATACTAAAGATTTTGGAAACTTCCTTGTTTCACTTGCAACCGAATATAATGAAGCATTATTAGTTGTAGAAAATGCTAATATTGGTTGGGCAGTTATTCAGCAAGTAATAGATAGAGGGTATCGTAACTTATTTTATATGAGTAAAGATTTAAAGTATGTAGATGTAGAACATCAACTTCATAATAAGTACAGAGCAGAAGAAAGAGGTATGGTTGCTGGATTTTCTACTACAATTAAAACCCGTCCTTTAATTATATCTAAATTAGAACAATATATTAGAGAAAAAGAAGTAACAATACGTTCAACTCGTTTAATAGATGAATTGTTTACTTTTATTTGGACAGGAAATCGTGCAGAAGCTATGAAAGGATATAATGATGACCTTACAATGGCATTAGGTATTGCACTTTGGGTAAGAGATACTGCACTTCGTTTAAGACAAGAAGGTATAGACCTTACAAAGAGAGCAATTGGTGGAATTACACAACAAACATATCAATTAGATGGATTTGGTGGTAATTCTCTTAACGATACAAACCCTTGGCAAATTCAAGTAGGAAATAGTTCTGAAGATTTGACATGGTTAATTAAATAGTTTTATATATTTATATTGTATAGGAGTATTTACTATGATAAAATTAAAGAACATATTGAAAGAAACCGATGATTTGAAGAAATATTCAAGTGGACGTGTTGATGATTATCCTTTAGATCAACCAGAACATAATTTTTTAGATTATGATGAGTTAGATGTGGAAGATGAAGACGAAGAAGATTTTCTGAATTTCTTAAAATCGTACTCATCAGAATTACAAGAAGCAAATTGTGGTTGTGTCTATGAGGCAGAATATCAAGGTAGAGAGGTTAAATTGGGTAAGCCAATGGCCGGTGATGTGAAAAAGTTTAAGGTGTATGTTAAAAATCCAAAAACTGGTAAAGTTGTTAAAGTAAACTTTGGTCAAAAGGGTGTAAAAATTAAAAAGAACAATCCTGGCAGAAGAGCTAATTTTAGAGCAAGACACAATTGTGATAATCCAGGTCCACGTACAAAAGCACGTTACTGGTCTTGTAGAAAGTGGTAATATAAATTATAAATTATGGCAGATACTTCATTTTTTGGTAGGTTATCCAAACTCTTCCAGTCAAAAGCAGTTGTTACTGTTGATTCGAGTGGAAAAAGAAAGGTGTTTGATGCTGATGAAAGACAACAAACAAACCTTTCTTCTTTAAGGGATAGATATACCAAATTACAAAAATCCTATTTTGAACAAGCTGGTGGTGCCGTTTCAATGGCATACCAACAAGTTCGTAGAGAGGTGTTTAGGGATTATGATGCAATGGACCAAGATCCAATTATTGCATCTGCATTAGATATTTACGCTGATGAATCTACATTAAAAAACGAATTTGGTGATATTCTAACAATTCGTTCTGATAATCCAAAAGTACAAGAAATTTTAGAAAATCTTTTTTATGATATTTTAAATATTGATTTCAGTTTATGGCCTTGGGTTAGAAATATGTGTAAATATGGTGATTTCTTTCTAGGATTAGAAATTGCAGAAGGTAAAGGTATAGTAAACGTAACACCACATTCGGTTTATAATACCGAAAGAATAGAGTTAAGTGATCCTACAAACCCAAATGTAGTTAGGTTTAAAATAAATGAAGATCCAAATGGTAAAATCGAATACGAAAACTTTGAAATAGCTCACTTTCGTTTATTATCTGATACTAACTGGTTACCTTATGGTAAATCAATGGTTGAAAATGGTAGAAGATTGTGGAAACAATTATCTCTTATGGAAGATGCGATGTTAATCCATCGTATTATGAGAGCACCAGAAAAAAGAGTATTTAAAATTGATATTGGTAATATCCCACCACAAGAAGTTGATAATTACATGCAAAGAATTATTAACAAAATGAAAAAAGTTCCTTTTGTTGATAGAAATAGTGGTGATTACAATTTAAAATATAATATGCAAAATCTTACTGAAGATTTCTTCTTACCAGTAAGAGGTGGTGATAGTGGTACTTCTATTGATAATATTGGAGGTTTAGAATATACAGCAACTGAAGATATTGATTATTTAAAGAATAAATTATTTGCAGCTCTTAAAATTCCTAAAGCATATTTAGGATATGATGAGAATGTAAATGGTAAAGCAACTCTAGCAGCAGAAGATGTTCGTTTTGCTAGAACAATAGAAAGAATACAAAGAACTATTATTTCAGAATTATCAAAAATTGCAATTATTCATTTATATGCTCAAGGTATAAATGATTCTGAAATGACGAATTTTGAATTACAATTAGTTAATCCTTCAACAATATACGAACAAGAAAAAGTTAATCTTTGGTCTGAAAAGGTAAGATTGGCAAATGATATGTTAGGTTTACAAATGTTATCTAAAGATTGGATATATGAAAATATATTTAAGATGCCAGAAAGTGAACAAAAAGATGAAAGAAGTAAAGTTGTAAATGATTTAAAAGATAAATTTAGATTTAATTCAATTGAACAACAAGGAAATGACCCTGCTGTACAACCTGAACCAACTGATGTTGAAGAATCTTTAAATCAACTAAAAAGTGAATTGAAATCAAAAGATGAGGGAGGAAGACCACCAGAAGGAAACACTTATGGTAAAGATAAACACCCTTATGGTAGAGACCCATTAGGAGATAAAGAGAATTCTAAAGCACTTAAAAACCGAACATCTGAACAAAAAGCACTTAAATACATTAACGGAATATCCTCAAAACGTAAATTTTTACACGAAACAAAAGGTATGTTAGATGAGTCTAATATAATAGATGATAGGGAAAATTAAACAATCATAAAAATATTTATATTTATAGTAGAGTTTTTGAGTATATCAAAATAAGGATTTGATTAAAAATGAAAAAAATAAAGCATTCAAAATTTAAAAATACGGGTTTTCTTTTTGAATTATTAACCCGTCAGATAACTTTGGAGATTTTAAATAACTCACCAGAAAAGTCTAAAAAAATTGTGTCCGAATTTTTCGGTGCAAAAACTGAATTGTCTAAAGAATTGAGATTATATAATCTTTTGATTAATGAAAAATATAATACCGAATCAAAATCAGAAAAATTCATTGATGCAATATTAGAAGCTAGAACCAAGTTAGATGAACAAAAGCTTCTAAAAGAAAAATACAATTTAATTAAATCAATTAAAGAAAATTTTGAAATAGATTCATTTTTATCCTCTCCAGTAACAAATTACAGAGTATTAGCTTCTATTCATAAATTATTTGAAGCTAAAAAATCAGATGTATCTGATGTAAAAGAACTATTTGACTCAAAACTTACTTTAGTAGAACATATATCTACATCATCTCCTTCTCAAAAACAAAAAGAAGATAAAATTGTTGAAGAATATAAGAAACAAGAGAAAGACCTTCGATTACTAACTTATAAGATTTTAGTAGAAACTTTCAACAAAAAATATTCTAATTTAAATGAAGTACAAAAAACTTTATTAAGAGAATATATTAACAACATTACCAATACATCTAAATTTAGTGAATTTTATAGTAATGAATTAAAAAAAGTTGTAACTGAATTACATTCTTTACATAAATCAATTACAGATAAAATTACTAAAATAAAACTTAAAGAAACAATCAATGTTATCAAAGCTCAAAAAATTGGTAAAAAGGTAACTGACGAGCAGGTTTCTTCATTGATGTTAGCGTATGAACTTATTAAGGAGATAAATAATGTTAAAAAACGAATCTCTTAAAAATTTCATAGAAGAAATTATTGACGAAGTTCAAAAAGAACTGGAAGAGGCAACTACAACAGCTAGTGTTGATGGTTACCAAACTCCTTTTGCTTTTTCTGGTGGTAGAAAAAAAGATAAAAAGAAAAAAGATGATATTATAAATGTATCGGGTGGTTATAAAAGAGTAGATGAATCAGTAAAAAAGAAAAAAAGTAAAAATCGTTGGTTAGAATTAAAAAATGATGAATCAATGCATGCTCATAAAAAACTTGCAGTTGGTTTAAAAGAATTAAAATACCAACTATCAGAAGTTGAAAAGTTTTTTACTTGGTATAACAAAATAAAAAACATCAATGAATTGGATTCATCTGATTTTTGGAAAAGAACTAATGGTCATATTTATAAGATAAAAGAAAGAATAATTAATATCGCCAAGACATTAAAGGAGATTGAAAAATGAAAATAACAAGAGAACATTTTAAAAATATTGTAAGAGAAGTTCTTGCTGAAGAAGCTGAATATCAACAATTCTTTAAAAAAGCTTTAGAAAAGGCAGGAAAATCTATTACACAAATGAGTGATGATGAAAAAAAATCATTTTTCAACAAAATAGATTCTACTTGGAAAGGTAGAGGTGAAAAAAACGAAGATTTAGTTGGTAAACAACATAAATTGGATGTAGATAAAGATGGTGATATTGGTGCTGATGATTTAGCAGATTTAAGAGCTGGTAAAAAAGTAGATGAAGCAGGTGTTCCCGCTATAATAAAAGGAATGAGTCCCAAACTTTTAAAAGTTGGTGAAAAAATAACTATCAATACTAATGGTAAGAAAACCGAATATAAAGTAGTAAAATATAATAGTAATGGGGATTGTGTCTTACATCCTGTTAATGAATCAGTAAATGAATCAAAAAGAATTAGAGGAATAAAAAATTAATATGAAATCATTATTAATAGAAACCAATCTTTTTGAAGGTAAAGTAAATGAAGACGAGAGTGGAAGAACTCTCGTTAAAGGTATTTTACAAAGAGCTGGTGCAGAAAACCAAAATGGTAGAGTGTACCCTATGGAAATTCTCAAAAGAGAGGCAAAAAAATACGAACAACTTATTAAAGAAAGAAGAGCATTGGGTGAATTAGACCATCCAGATTCTTCTGTTATTAATTTAAAGAATGTTTCTCATAATGTAAAAGAAATTCATTGGGATGGTAATGATTTAGTAGGTGTAGTAGAAATACTTCCAACTCCATCCGGTAATATATTAAAAGAATTACTTAAAGCTGGTATTCTTTTGGGTATATCATCAAGAGGAATGGGTTCGGTAACTCCTATGGGAGAAGGTAAAGTAAAAGTAGGTGAAGATTTTGAATTGATTGGTT